AACTACAACCATACAAAAATATGAATAATAAATACCTCATTATTTTGGTATCATTTTAAGGTCAGTTAGCACCTGAAGTTTAGTAGTAGAAACTGCACTCAATGAATCCGATTTCCTTAATGCGTTTTGTACTAAATCTAATCTATTCTCTACCTTTTCTATTCTTACATTTTGTGCCTTTGCTTGGTCTTGAAAGGTTGACCTTACATCAACATACAAAGCCGATATTCCACATAATACAATGAATAAAGTAGCCACAATGGGTTGCTTAACGAACTCTTTATATGATACAGGTAGTTTCATTAGAATTTAGTGTAAAATCCGATTGAATATTGATTAGTAGTTGCCGATATTGTAAATAAGCCCTTTTTAGAGGTTTTAAAAGCTAAACCAACTCCTACCCCCACTTTATTGTCAAATGTCCTTAAATCGGCTAAAACACCCCAATAAAGCTCATTTTTGGATGGTGTTGTCCTGATAGTTTCCACTTTTATCGTTTTTTGACTTATATCGGCATAAAATCCCCTATTTAGTATCTTGTTTTTAGAGATGGTATCGTTTATAATAAAAGTACTAGAATCTACCTTAATAGTGTCCGAATAGGCTCGTACGTACGCATAATCTTGAACTATACGTACAGTATCGTGTACAATGGTTGTATCAATACCCAAAACGACAAAAGGGATAGAATCCCCTTTAATATATTTCTTTGTTATTTCGTGCTTATAAATAGTATCTATGTGAGTTACTATTGTAGGTTCGTTTCCGTTGTACCTTCCGTTAAAGATGAAGATAAGAACTACTGCAATCACTAAAGTAATTACAATGTCTCTCATTACTTAAACTTTTTAGCTGCTTTGTAATAATACCTAATTGCGAAAAGTCCAGATGCAATAGCAACCAAACTACCAAAGAATGTTACAATAGGTTGAATACTTGCGATGCTTATTGCAGCACTTGTAATACTTAATAGTACTCCGAAGTCAGCTTGGTTGCTATGTGGTGTCATTAGTCTGCGTTTACTTCCTCTACTGGAGGATTTTGTTCTGCATTCAATTTTCCTAATAATTGTAGGATTGGGTTCGCATATTTGAATGGAACTTCAACTAAATAAACTTCTAATGCTTTTAGATTTTCTTCTGATAATTGTATCATAGTATTAATTTTTTACAAATATAAGTTAAAATGGATTAGGTAAGACTACTGTCTTAGGGTTAATTATATTATCTAATTGAACCGCTAGTTCAGCATCTAAAGCTGCTACATCTGTTCCTGCGTTTAACCAACCCTCTACAATCTCTTGTGTAAGGTCAGCATAAGGAATAAAGCCTTCTGTTGGTGGAGTTAAACCTACGCATACAGGAATTTGAGTTGATGTAGTTTCATCGCTAATTTGTCTGTAAGCGTTCACTTGTACTACTACATCTGTTAAGCCATCTATTGCTAATTCTGTTAGCATTGCACCTTGTGGGATTACCCATTGAAAATTATTCATTTTATTTTATTTAAAAGTTTATCCATAATGTGCCATTGTAATATGACATTTGATTTAATGTTGTGTCGTAAACCATAAGACCCGCAGCAGGTGTTGCAATTGCCAACTTTTGTACAGTTGTCATTCTTGGTGGTAAGAAACCTTTTATAGTGCTATCTACTTGTAATTGAGCAGAAGCGTTTACTGATGATAAACCTGAACCTATTCCTACTTGTTGAGAAGAATTAATAAGCATTGAGGTTAATCCCCCTTGACGGAATAAAAAATCTGTTCCTGTTGAACCATTAAGTGTACCATTTGTAACATCAAATACAACACCTGAAACTGACCCACCCCAAATATTTAATAAGCCGTTAGTGCTTCCAACAGAAAAACCACTTGTATTGCCACCTGCTGGAGTAATTACAGATAATTTGCTAGTAATAGAAGTTGTTCCAATCGCTAAACTTCCCGCCATATAATTAGCAGCAGTACCATTCATATACAAATTCCATCTATTAGTGCCACTTGCTATGTTACCATAAAATCCGTAATTGTTTGTTGCACCTATTAATGAATTATCAACCCAAAATCCTGCTTGTGAAGTTATTGTAGAACCTACCCCAAAAGTTCCTTGAATTGCTCTATAATGAAATATTGTACCTAATGTGAATGTTGCTGCTTGTGTTTGAGCATTCGTTGAATAATAATGTCCTTGATTTGTTACATCACTTTGTATAATACCCTCATTTAATTGATTGTAAGATATTGTAGAACCTGTAATGTTTTTAGCAACCTTTAAACCATATTGTGTTAAAACAGTAGCACCAATACCAACCCCACCACGAGAATCTATTCTCATTGCTTCTACTAAAGAAGTTCCTGCAGAAACTGAACGAGTAAAGAATGATAAGTATGCACCACCTAATGTACCTGCTGCAAATGCTCCTATTTCAGCGTATAATCCACTTGATTTGAAACTTGAATCTCTACCACCCCATTTAATTGTACCAATATTTTCTCCTGCTGCTAATGAACTATCATTTCTCATAAGAGTAATGTCTCCACCATTTGCACTAGCAATACTTAATTGAGATGAATCAACGGTATTAATTGTTATTACTAATCCACTGCCTGTTCCACCTAATAATGTATTTGATACAGTTACAGTATCACCTACTTTGTAAGAAGTGCCACCCCAAGTTAATGTTGCAGTTGTTACTATTCCACCACTAACTACTATTGTAAATAAAGCATAATCAGCAAAAGTACTTCCAGAAATAATTGAAGATGCTACATCTGTATAAGTTCCATCTACATATCCACTACCACCATTAGTTAAAGTAGAAGTTAAAATTGGACCACTTGAAACAAAACCACTTGAAACACCTATGCCTGTATTACCTGATAAAAAATTATCAGCAGTACCTGTCATAAATAAATTCCAACGACCTGTACCTGCAGCAACTGCACCAAAGAATCCATAGTTATTAGTACCACTGCTTAAAGCATCTGCATAATATCCATAATGATTAGTAATAGTTGCACCTGCACCTACAGTACCTGCAGATGAATGATAGTTATATAAATTTGATAATGTAAATGATGCAGCAGCAGTAGATGGTAATGCTCTATACATATATGCAGCTGATGTAACATCTGATTGTATTGTACCAAATGAATATATACCATAAGAAGTAATACTTCCTGTAATTGTTCCACCTACTATTAATCTAAATCCTGTTGAAGTTGTTGTACCTATACTTAATGAACCTGCCATATGGTTATTAGCAGTTCCATCCATATAAAGATTCCAACGATTAGTACCGCTTGGGATTAATCCTCTAAATCCATAGATGTTTGTACCATTAATTAAATTAGAAGATGCAAAAAATCCAACCTGATTAGTTACTGTTGAACTTGCACCAATAGTACCTTGATTTGCAAGATAATGATATAAATTTGTTATTGTAAATGCAGAATCTACGGTAGATGCAACTGTTCTGTAATAATTTACATTTGCAGTAACTCCTGATTGAACTACTCCTTCAGATGATACACCATAAGCGCTTGTTGCACCTGTTATATTAGTTTCAATTCTTAAATTGTAACCTGTTAAACTTGTAGTACCTATACCTAAACCACCATTAGATGATAAATACATTTTTTGGCTTAATGTAGGAGTTGTATAAGTTTCAAAAGACAATCCTGTTGCAGTACTATATGTACCTCCTGATTCTGAAATTGACTTAATTGCACCTTTTGTACTTGGGCTTGAAGGGTCACTTGAATAAAACTCTAATGAACCTATAATATCTCCTGCAATCCAACCTGAACCATTAAACGAATTAGTTAGTCTTAACAAAGCACCATTTGCTCTATCATTTTTAGAAACTTCTAAAGAACCATTTGAAATTATAGAATCACTACCTAAAGTAATCAAAGAACCTGTATCTGTAATATTACTATCACCTATTGCACTTGTACCTGTAAACTTAGGTAAGGTGTTTGTAGTACCTGTTCCTGTTACAGGATTTGTTAATGCGTTTTGTTTATTATTGAAAGTTGTCCAATCTGCGCTTGTTAATAATCCTCTATTAGTAGCCGAAGCATTAGGAAAATTAAAAGTATGTGTACTTGTAGCACTTGAGATGTTAAAATCAGTGCCACTTGTACCTGTTGCAAAATATTGTACTTGTGCAGTCAAGCCATTTAAGGCAGTAAGACCTGTGCTAAAAGTAGTTATAACTTCACACAAATGATTGTCTTCAGTATGTAAAGTAATTGTTCTTCCGCTATTATTTACATAAACTCTAATTGCTAATCTATCAGTTAAAGTTAATGAAGTAGCAGGTACTGCCAAAGCAGTTGTATATAAATCAATCGCAGTTCCGTTAGTGATTCCTTCTGGAGTAGATGAACTACTTGCTATTAATGTAAAAGTTGTTCCATCATATTTATAAAGTTCAAGATAGAAAGATGGAGTACCACCACCAGAATTTGCACTAAAATACATCTCAAAGTTCCAGTTACCTGCTGGTATTGAAAGTAAAGATGGGTCATTTGGGTCTGTGATGTAATTAGCAATATATCCGTTTGATGAAATAGTAATATCAGTCCCAGTACCAATAATAGGCACTTTATTTAATTCTCTATATGCTACACCTCCTAAAGTACCTTGAGAAACACTTGAGTTAAAATAATAAGCAACTGAACTACCGCCACCGCCAGATGTTGGAAAGTTAGCTAAAGTACCATCACCCCTAATATATTGTGAAGCAATACCTGCTCCTGTTACTGATAGCGTTCCATTAGCCGTTAAAGGGCTATTTGCGACACTAAAAGCACTTGGCATAGATAACCCTACCGAAGTCAATCCTGTGTCTGTATCTGTCCAACTAGTAGTAATAGTACCTCCACTTTGCTGATTTAATGTCAAAGTCTTAGTCGTTGTTCCTGTTACCGCAGCAGATGTTAAACTTCTATTATATGCAGTATCCCAAGTTGTTTGACTTGCAGTAGTAGGTATAGAATAACCAGCAGCCAAACCAAAAGCCAAAGTGCCTGAGGTAGTTATTGGAGAACCTGTTATTGTTAATCCTGTTGGGACAGTTGCAGCTACACTTGTAACAGTTCCTACATAACTCTCTGTTGAGTTAACCCAAGCAGTTCCGTTGTATCTTAAAACTTGACCAGTACTAGGAGTAACAATTGATACATCACCCAAAAGAGTTAATGTATAATCTCCCTCTTGAGCAACTACGTTTCCTGTTCTACCATATACAGAGTAAACACCAGTAGGCAAAGGATATGCTCCTGAAGGTGCTTCAATTATTATCGGTTCTTCAGTTACATTAATCTCAATAATATCATTTACAACTGTTATTTCTGTACTCATTAGATTTGTGTTATATCTTGATAAACAATAAAATTACCCCAAATATATGTCTTGATATTATCATTTGGAAATTGAATAGTCATATCATAAACATAAGAACCAGCATCTATATTGACATCGTAATTAATTGTAATTTGGTTATCATCTACACCCCCAATAGTTATACCATCAGCCAAAGTCAATGTCATAACTGCATCTGCTGAATTAGGTCTTTTACGGACTTGAATTTCTACATTCGCACCTGTTAAATCAATTGGGTCAGTATTAGCAGTCAAAAGGAATATCTGACTCCAAGTATTGTTCTGCCATATCTGAATATTATAATTCGCTGGTCTGAAATCAGCATTAGAAGGATTACAAGACATTATTTTTATATTTTTACAAATTTACTAATTATTAAACAATTCCTTATATTCAATAGCTTCCCCCCAATAAGGATGAGTTTGATAAGTATTGTCTTTAGAATAGATAGAATTATGAGATGTAAAGTGATTGCCGTGATTAATATGGATAGCCTCATTCTTACATACCCATTGAGTTCGTTTAAGTTTATCGGTTTCAATATTTCCACAATTAACCTTTAAGGCATTAGGCAATATGTTTAAGCAATGCTCAATTGCATCATCTAGTCTCATAGTCATCTGGTGGAAAGGTTCATCGTTTTGATGTCTATGTTGCCAACCTTCTTTATTGATTCCTCCATAGTGCATATTGGTTAAAACCTCGCCTTTGAGAAAGTCTGGATAATCAAAATAACCCTCTGGGTACATTACATCGTGCTCTAAGAAAGATACATATTCGTACTCCCCCATTTCCTTAGCTATAAACAAACATTGCATTATCTGTAACAATTGGTTAAGGTGGCTTTGAGACTTATACCAACTAAAAACGCTTAGGAACGGATTTAAAGGCATTTCTTCCCAAAGGCAAGTGATTATATCGGCTTTGCCTTCAGAGGCTATTTTTATAGTGTCTAATGACTTATAAATGGCATTCCATATAGTATGTTGATTATTGTTAGAATAGAAGATGCCTAAACGCTTATTGCCAGTCTTTGGGATTGAGACTAGACTTCCTTCCTTATAGGTTTGTAAATGAACCAAATCTTTATCCTGCCAACTCAATTCTAAATGCTTTACTTGTCCGACATTAGGGTCTCCTATAATATCGTTATTTACTCTTAGCATTAACTTATCAGACTTTACTTTAGTACGGACAATCTCCGTACAATCTACTCCACCATATTTAGCTGATATTATTCTCATAGGACTGTTTTAGTTTGTTGTATTAATTCCCAATATTTAGAACTTGCGAACTCTTTGTTTATGTTTATGGTTTCCCCATAAGGCAACTTATTAATGTAATTAGACTTAAAGAATAACCCACTAATAGCATCAATTGCTCCTGCGTTATGATATATGTTTAATTTATCCCAAGATTCAATCCTTGATGTTGCCCAAGCAAACTCTAAATCTGGATGGCATATTGTTTTTTTACCCATCTTCCAACCTTCCCATAATACTGCCCACATATCTGCACACCATATCTGTAACTCGTGGTAAACTGGATTATCTGCTTTTATATTTGCACTTAATTCGCTTATTTCTTTATAAAGCCTCTCACAATTCCTTTCTACATTATCCCAAAATTTCCACCCTATTCCTTTCATTAGATATTGAGCACCTATTGAGTTTCTTTCGTTCTCTTTAATAATCTCTTTGTCTATCCCTACTATATCGCACATAGCATCTAAAACTTGTTCTCCTTTGCTCATTATGTACTCGTAGCCAATGTAGAATCTAGTATCAGAACCATACCATTTGTCATCATATAAAAACTTATACCATTCAATAGGCTTAGTAAATACTATATCGCAATCGTGATAAAATATAGCATCTTGTTCTAACTCAGGGAACTTCTTAAAATGTTGCTTTAGGATATTTGGTCTGATAGATGAAACATAGTTTTTATTTTCTCTGGTATCATCATAAAAGAAGAATCTAGCTGCATAATTGTTTGCTAGTTTAGACCACTCAATAGGAATAGAACCATCTCGCCAACATACTATGTCTATGTTGTTAGGGTTAATACCCATTGCACTAAAGTTGTTAATCATTACCTCTACTTGCCAAGCATAGTAAAGCGTTGCTGGTTGAGCACATACGAATCTTATTGTCATCGGTTTTGGTTTTTATTTAACAAGGAGCACAATCAGAATTAACTGAACAAGGTGTTCCACAGCTATATATTGTTAGTGTTCCTGAATTTGCAGATGGTGTAGTTCCTGCTCTTGCACACACTGTTTGAGTAACACCACTTCCTATGTTTCTATTTAACGTAGTTCCATCACTACATCTATCATAAGAATAATTGCCAGTACCACTTCCTTCGTTTACTATTGTCCAACATTCACAAGGAGCAGCCGTAGTAGTTGTGGTCGTAGTTGTTGTTGTGGTCGTAGTACAACTTACTATTACTGGTGTATTTTGTACTGATGTAGTTCCATTAGAATCCATAACTGCTACATACCAAGTTCCATTAGCTATACCAGTCCAATCATAAAAAGTAGCACCACCACCTAAAGCTACTCTAGGTCCAGCAACAATTGCAATAGCTGCTGCTGCTTGTGAATTAGCATAAGCAACAAAACTATATGTTCCACTACCTCCAGCAAAAGATGACCTCCAAGCACCAGTTACACCTGAACAAGTAACTGCTCCATTTGTTACTACTAAAGGTGCTAAAGTAGTTGTTGTTGTCGTAGTCGTAGTAGCAGGACATCCTGTAAAGCCAGTAGCAGTAATTGATAATTGCAATCCACTTGGGTCTGTATAATAAATTGAATCAATCCTAAACGTTTGACTTATAGCCGTAACTCTATCATTGACAGAGAATGTTCCATTAGGATATTGAGCAGAGGTAACTGAAGCACCTGTTCCACAATTAAACAGATTATACCATACTGGAGGCACAGTCGTAGTACTCGTAGTTGTCGTAGTAGCACAAGCAGGAGTAACAGAACGTGCCTTTCTATTAGATGGGTTTGCTGCATCTCTTATGGCTACCCAATGAATGGTGTCATCTTGATTATAATAAATATTAGAAGTACCAGCAGTCCAAGCCGTTGCTGATAATGCTGCTGATTGAGTAGAGAATACTGCATCCGTATATTCGTAAGTTCCAGCACCTCCAGTATAAGCGTTAGATGTTAAATAAGCATCACCACCAGAACAAGTATAAGTCAATGTAAAATCTACTAAAGCCAAAGTCGTAGAAGTTGTTGTTGTTGTTGTTGTAGCTGGACACCCAGTTAAACCTGTTGTTGTTATTGATAATTGTAAGCCACTAGGGTCGGTATAATAAATACTATCAATTCTAAATGTTTGACCTATTGAAGTTACTCGTTCATTAACTGAAAAAGAACCATTAGGATAGTTAGTAGAAGTAACTGTTACACCAGTAGCACAATTAAATAAAGCATACCATACTGGAGGTTGCGTTGTTGTTGTTGTAGTAGATGTAGTTGTTGTAGTCGTACTTGTAGTAGTAGTTGATGTAGTTGATGTAGTTGATGTAGTTGTACTTGTAGTTGTTGTACTCGTAGTTGTACTTGTTGTCGTAGGAGTTGCATCTGTGTAATACTTTCCTGTCCCTTGTAATGAAACACTATAAGTTCCTATTTCTTTATAGCTACCACTTATGCTATAATTTGATATAAAGCAATATCCACTAATGTACTTATAACCACCAATTCCATTATCAATAGCAAACCTTATAAGAAACAAAGTTCTATCTAAAATAAATTGAGCCATTTGTTGATATGAATATCCAGAAAGAGTTACTATTCCTTCACAAGTAGCATTCCAAACAGAAAGGTCATTAAGATATTCTCTAAAGAAAGCATCTGTTGTGCTAGATACTTCTTTTTGTTCAACCTGAACATTAAAAGTACAATTGGTAGAACAAGCAAAAGGAGTTTCAGACACAGGTATTACCGAAGTGTCAATCTTGTATAAAATAACATCTTTGCCTTGTACTTTAGCTGCCATTATTACTAAGTTAATGTATAAGCACCAATTCCTTGCAAAGAAATTGAATAAGTGGCTATATCTTTATAAGGTGCATTAATTGAAAGAGAAGTTATATTGGCATTACCACTTATAATTGTGATACTTGAGCCATTATCTATTGAGAATTTAATTGCAATAGGTGTTCTTGCTAATTGATTAGTCAACATATCAGAATACGAATATCCTGCTAAAGTAACAATACCTTCACAACTAACAGACCAAGAAGATATGTCAATTTTATATTCTCTAAACCAAGCAGAAGTCTGGCTTGTTACATCTTTTTGGTCAATTTGAACATTGAAGGTGCAATTAGTAGAACAAGCAAAGGCAGTATTTACCCCAGCAACTACTTTATAAAGAATTATATTTTTACCCTGTACTTTATCTGGCATATTGCAAAGTTAAACTATATTAATATTAAATTGTCCTATCCAGAATGGTCCTAGTTGACCTACATCTGTTATGTAATTTGGAATGATAAATGCCGATATTGTAGCAACACTTACCTCAATTAACTGAACCGAGTTTAATTCGTTTACATAAGAATTTTGACTTACTCTATTCATTATAAATTTCTTTCCTGTATAAGATAAATTACCTGTAACTGTGTCTGTTGTAGTAAATACCTTATCTAAATATACAAATGCCCCACTACTTATATGCTCTCCTAAATCACATTCTACTGTTGCCACATTCTTATTAAGGTTTCTTATGTTTTGGTAAGTCATAAATACAACTAAATCTACTGCTCCTAAAGGAGTACCACTAGGGCAAGAAGAATACCAATTCTTTAAGAATGTACCATCTGAAGAACATAAAACCCCTTTATTTGAAGAATAACCAAGAGCAGGAGAAGTTACAGATGGGTAATTATTCCCATAAGGTTGCTCAAATACTTTTAATGTAGATTGGTCTGCATTATTAGGATTATAATTAGCTTCTATATATTTAACTTGACTTGTTGCTCTTGTAATTACAAAGTTCTTATAATACCCACTTTCCCCACTTGCATTTACTATTATACTAAATTGTAATCTTCCATATATAGGAACACCAAATTCTAAGTAAGGTGGAATATCTTTACTAAATGTCCCAAACTCAATACTGGTGTCAGGTATTGCTATATTTTGTACTGTACTTGCCCATATACCATTTGTATCTAAATATTTTGTACCCCCAACTGTAATCATTTTTATTTGCAGTTTAGCACTTCCAAATGTTTTATGCTCAAAACTTAAATTAAAAGGCACTTCACCTATATATGGTAAGTAAAAATCAGGCAATGCAGTATTACCAGTAGATATTGAAGCATCCCCACTAGAACCTCTAGTTATAAAGTATTGATTAAATTGTGAATTAGCATCAGCAATTATTTGAACTGTACCTGTGCCACTAAAAGAAGGTATAAATCCTACGGCAGTAAACCCACTATATAACTTTAAATCTGCGTTGTCGCAATAGTTTAAAGCTGATTCATAAGCACCCCTTCCTTGAATATTATAAAAGCCTTTCTTTAATAGTTTTACTTGGCTATTATTAATGAAATGCACATTCCCATTTGTATAAGAAGCTATATTAACTGTATTACTTAAAACCCCACTACTTGTTATTGTTGGAGTAGCTAGAATATTATATTTAGTAAAATAATTAGTAGTAGCTGCCATCTCATTCATTGAAAATATACACCAATCTCCATTAGCTTGAAACATTCTACAATTAAATGATGTCATTATTTTACTAATAATGTCATAATAAGACTCGCCCATAAAATCCCTTCTATACTGATAGATTTGGCTAAATGGCTCGTTACTTACTGCATCTTGTCTATCATTCATTCCATCTGCAAAGTATGAACAAGCCACAACTAAATTAAGTACATCTGGATAACCTAATAACTTTAATCCATTACTAATTACATTTAATTGAGTGTCTAATTGATTAATACTATCATCTCTTACATATTCAATATTTTGAATAAAAGAAATAGCATCAATACAAGTAAAGTC